ACTGTTTCGTCTATAAGTCTATTTATATCAACCATTCTTTAGGTATCCTTTTTTCCGCCCAAAGTATTTTATTTTTGTCACACCATTGACCATAAGTAGTTTTACTGGACTTGTTAAGTTTATTTTTAGCATTTACAAACAAAAATCGTATATCAAAATCTGGATTCTGTTCTCTAACTAGCAAGTGTTTTTGTCTATCTGCTAAATCAAAAAAACCTTTTGCTTCAATAAATATATTTTGTTTAGGTAAATAAAAATCAGGAGTATATCTTTTAATTTTAGGTTGATACTCAAGATATTGTAGCTCATATTCGTATTTTATACTATTCTTAATTAAAAATAAGGCAACTCCCCTCTCAAATTCAGAGCGAAATCCTTTTCTTCTCATATAAGCGTTGTCATTTTAAATTTATTTGTTTTCTTGATATTATTAGAAAAAATATCTCCTAGTATAGGGGCGTGTTTTTCCATTTCAATCATAGCCTCATTTATTTCTATGGTAGGTAAGATAGCTAATTTACCTTGTTTTATTCGTATATGTAAAGCACTAAAGTAATTATCTATCATTCTTGATTTTCTAGCTATGTTATCCTCTCTAAAATAGCCGTCCTTACCTATCGTTTCTCTTGTTATAAGTGGATGACAATTTTCATTTCCTCTCATAAATTCTCTCATTTCACCCCCACCTTCTTGTAATTCATTGTCAGTATAGACCCAAACAGCATCCCTGTTGGATGTAATATCATCTTTTCTGAAAGGATGAGATAACCAAAGTATGTTCATATGTTTTTTACCTCTGTATTTTTTAATTTATTATACCACACCATAGGCTTTGATTTAGCTTTTGATGTTACTTTTTCATGCAATACTGCTTTAGGCCAACAATGTTTTCTAAAATCACAGTAACCACATATACTTTCTAGTATAGTATTTCCTGTTTCTATTCTGATACCTTTTTGTTTACCAGATTTAGGAACATAAGTTTCTGGTATTTCATGAAATAATTTTTCAAATTTTTTATTAGATTCTAAAGCTTTAATATTTTCATTAGCTGTTTGTAATACTTCTTTTCTGTCTTCTTCTTGATTTACAGGTGCCTCACATACAGCAAATTCTCCAGTAACTTTATTTATGGCTATCCAACCACCAAAAGGAACATTGTCAGCTTCACCATATAAATGACCTTGCATAATGTACCCAAATGGGTCATCACCCTTTATTTTAGTATAACTTCCAAATTCACCAAATTTACTCATAAAACTAGATGGACTAGCGGATTTTATATCCCAGACTTTACCATCTATTTTAACATCATAAGTACCACCCAACTCGGTGTTTCCTATTTTTAATTTTACAGGTTCTTGTATTTTTTCAAGTTCTATACCTGCACCTCTCATAACAGCTATAGCAACTGCTTCAAGTAAATCACCCATTAAAAACTTAATTATTGTATTGTACTGTAATTCTTTTTCTTTACCTTTTTTTTCTAATTGTTGTTGACATAGAGGTTTACCTAACCCCGACATCCTCATTCTCCATTCAATTGCTTCATTAAATTGTTTTTCTAAAGCTTTACCACAAGCTTCTTTAAATTCTTCTATAGTTTCGGGGGAAAGTTTTGCCTTCCCCCGAACCGCATCATAGAGAAAACTCTCTATTAGAGTAGATAACATATGCTATTCTTGGTCTAACTCGATAGCTAGGGAGTGGTCGCCATCTTTTGTTTTACTTTTAATAGCATTACGATGCTTCTCCATGACACTTTCGTTTACGGATTTTATAGCTACCATAAATTCTTTAAGTAATTCCTTATCTGTTTCAGATAAATCAACTGAAGAACCTGTCTTAATACTAATAGAAAAATAAGTGTTTCCACCCGATTTTTGTTTTTTCGTAGATAGCATAAGATTAGTTCTTATCATTGGCTTTTTCTGTTTTGCTAAACCAGATAATGCACTACTAAAAGGTAAATAATTTGTACCTTTAGCATATAGCACACACGGAACTTCCTTAACATTTACATCTTTCTCATCAGATAGTTTACCTGTAAGAGTTGCTACACCGTAAATAACTTGATTACATTTTATCGAACTTTGGATAACTCTCTGTGGGTCATTTTCTGGTAGTTTTTCAAATTCCTCCCTAGATAATTTTCCGCACTTATAAGTACCCCTAGAATCGGCAAATTGGTCTCCTAGTGATGGCATTTGCACACTTGATGTAAATTCCTCTTCACTATTATCCCAATAACTGTATGCATATAAGCGAAGAAAAGGTCTAAAAGTAACCTCTTTCGCATACACATTGTCACCATCAATAGGAAGAACAAAATGACCTCGTGGTAACGGCTTGTCATTGTCATCTTCTGTTTGATAGTTAATTGATAAACGACCTAGCACTGAACCTTGTCCACCGCCATTATCCGTTTGTCCTGTTAGCTTCATTAACTCCGCATCACTTAATGTATTAAAGTCAGTTGGAACCGCTAAAGCATTATTGTCTGTACCATTTTCAACCATTGGATTTATAAACCTCCTTCATGTTTAACCAGTCATTACCAAGTTTTAACTCAATTCCTACTGGCATTGTATATTTAAAGCCATATCTTTCTTCACACTCATTTGATAAAGACATCATAGCCTCCTTTAAAGTTGTGATAGCTTGTTGTTCTTCGTCTGGATACACATCCAAAACGATACTATCATGTACTGTGTTGCATATAATAGTCTTTAAATTTCTTTTTGTCAACAAGTTTTTTAAATTAATTAATGCAATAGGCAATAAATCTGCTGTAGCAAAGCCTTGTACAGGATAATTCTTTATAGCAGTAGAATTTGTCACACTACCACTCCGTAATCTTTCAACATTTGGAAAGAAATATTGTCTTCCACTCGGTAATTTTATCTTATTTGACATAAGTGCCTCATTTTGTAGTTCTCTATGCCATCTTGTAATACCAGAATACTTGTTTTTAAATGCTCTATAATACTGCATCTGTTTTGGAGTACCTAAAATACCCCCATAAAGAGGCTTAAAGGTATCCGACTTAGCTTTTTGTCTAGATACACCTAGTATTCTAGCTGTATAACTATGAACATCAACCTCATTTTTAACATCTTTAAGCACTTGTTTGTCATCCGCTAAAAATCCCGCTACTCTAAATTCTAATTGAGAATAATCACCCTCTAGTATCTTCCCACCTTTAAATCGTGAAGTAATACATTCTCTAACAGGAAAAGTATTACCTCTAGGCATATTTTGGAAGTTAGGGTTTCTAGATGATAATCTTCCTGTGCTTGTCACACATTGCATAAATTGTGGATGTACCATACCATCTTTACTTATAGCTTTTTGCATACCATCTACAAAAGTTCTTAGGTAAGTTCGTATAGCTGAATATCGTATATACTTAACTAAAAACTCATGTACTTCATCACTAGCAGTAGATAAATAACTTTCTAATATTTCTTTGTCAGTTTTAAATCCCATAGCAGAACAATCAATAACATTTCTTGGTTTTAATTTTAATCCTGCTCTCTCATCTTTATTTGTAAACAGTAATCCTTTTTCATCACAAGTTTTACACTTTCTTTTTACATTACTAGGTGTGCCATCTTTTTTCATGTAAATGTACTTACCTGTTCCTTGACAGTTATGGCAAATAGTTCCATGTGTTTTAAATATAGGTCTAGCTAAAGAATTTATTTCTATATAAAAATCCTGTATACTTTCAAAATTAGTTCTTCGTTTAGGTTTTTTTGTATTACCTCTTAATTCGTATCCTATGTTAAATCTTGTCGCCCACATTTTTTTGTCAGTTACTTTCATTGAATAAAAAAGCACCGACCTATCTTCTGGTGAATCTAAATTAATTGGTGTGTCGCCCATAAAATATTTTACTTTGTCATTTAAATATTTTTGTAAGTCAACAAGTTCTTTTTCAAATTTAACTTTTATACTTGTTAGTATGTCAGTATTAATATGTAAACCATTCATTTCAATGTCAGCTAAAACTTTTGTTAGTTCCATTGAAAGTTTTATAGTTGGTACTATTCCATTAGACATATAAATCTCCCCAATTCATTTTTAATTTACTCAACTGTGCAACTGCAAGTTGGTATGTACTTTCAACATCCTGTTTACCATACTCTTCTACAATAGTCCAAGGTATTCTTTCATACGAAGTTTTATTTGTCATAAATGGTTGAATTAGTTCACTTTTTTTAAGTGCTACACCTTTTCTTTTACAACAATCTTCTAGTGAAAATCCCCACTTAACACCTCGTGCCATAATATATTCCATAACCATAGTGTCATGTAATTTTTTGTCATAAGTAAATCCACATTGAATTAACCAACTGTAATCGAATTTTATGTTATGTCCTACAAGAACATTAGCTTTGTCTAAAACATCCTGTAAAATATTTTTTGCATTTGGTGTTGGTGGTTCATCTCTATGATAAAAACATAAGTACTTAACAGGATTGTCATTAACTTTATATCCAACAGAAACTAATGTGTTATCATTAAATGGACTTGAAGTTATTTTATTTTCTTCATCAACATCAAAAGTTGTTTCTACATCAAGTGTCAGTATCACTTTCAAACACCCCTCTCCTAATACTTATAGTTGCATGACGAGAGCCATGCCAACCATTTAATTTATTTTTACTTATTGTAATACATCTATAAGGGTCTGACAAGTCATGATTGTCAGCACCTCTTCTC